AAAGATATAAATCGATGCCAGACCCAGTTATGTCCTAATGGATTGCCTGTGATCCAGCATTGTGGGCTGGATACTGCTCTTAAACGACCAAGAAGCGTAAGAAATACCTCTTCAGATACCTCTTCTGCCTGGTCTATGTAGAACCACCCCAGGTTAATCGATAAGAGTTTCGCAGGATCATCCAATGACCTGAAGATTATCTCATGCCCATTGGCGAAGATGCACCTATTTTCCTGCTTTTTGTATTCATAATGCACACCTGGAAGGAATCCACATAAGTGTAATAGTTCAAAAAAGGTTCGTTGTGTACTGTCTCTTAATTCCGGATAGGTCTGCCTGGCTATCATCCCTAATTGTGGCTTTTGCTTAGGATCCAGGACTCTGGTAATTCCCTTTAAGATCCCTGCAAATGTTTTCCCGTTACCAATACCACCAAAAAAAGCTATTACCTGTTCTTCGCAGTTCATAAACCTGGCTTGATTTAGATTTAATTTAATCTTAGACATCTGCTAACTCGATCTGTACTACTGGCATCTTTACTTCGCCATCCACCTGGTGCTTTTCAGTAAACATCGCCAGGTGTTTTCCCTGGAGTTCACTTGCTTTCAAACTGACACTAAATTGTTCGCTTCCTTCTGCCTTCTGCCTAACTCTTTCAATGTCTTTTAATACTTTCTCTGCTGTTAATCCAACTTTCTTTTCCCGAATAGCTTTTAAACGCTGTACTTCCTGCTGTATGTGAGGTTTTGTTAAGTTCTCACATCCTATCTCTTTTGCAGTTTTTTGGGAGTATCCTGCTCGAATACAGGCTTGTGTCGCATTCAAATCAATCAGGTACTCTTTACAGAACATTTCTTGTTTCGCAGTCAGTTCAGGCGTAGGCAATGATTACCTCAGAAGGGTAGTAACCAAACCTCATGGAACTCACAGCCAAATGTGCCCACAACACCTGGATGTCATCAAAGTCATCAAAGGAATAATCGAGATTAATAGTCACACTTGGTCCCAATTTGGAGTTTCCTCTGGTTCAGTTTGGTTTAGATTTAAAGTAGGAGAAGGGGATTTATCCATCTGACCTCGATGGTATATCCAAGCCCCCAGATAAAATGCAATTAGGGTAATAATCCCTTGAACAATATATAAAGTAATTTCACCCATTGTTGGGCAAATTTGGTTTCATCTATTAACAAATTCATACGCCCAATGTTACTTTTTTGTTATTTTTTTAACATTAGGGAAAATAACAGCCCCAAAACGGGTTTGTTAAAATCTATCTATTTTCTTTTCAATCCTGTGAAGTCTCCACAGCATACTTAAATTCAGCAATAATACCATCAACATGGTGAACTCCCAGTATGGGAAATACTCTATGCTAAATATTGCTTCAAAATAATATCTCATTTTTTCCCTTTGTTTCTGACACAAGCTAAACGATTAGTGTTTAGTTAGTTAATTGGATATCTTTCCAAATACATTTTGTTTAGCCCGTGTCATTCTTTTGGATATTTGTCATTACAGGTCTCACACACCCAGATCCCTTCATCCTTTGTGACTTCGGATCTGTGCTTATCCTCATCACATAGATCACAAAATTTGGGAACTGCCAAACATCTTGGACATAATTCTCTTTCTTTTTTAAAGGTTGGAATGTGAGAATAATAAATAATTTGATATCTACTTGTTACCTTGCGATCGTATCTATTGAACTCCCATACTTCCTCACAATCGGAACAATACTTCATAATTTTATCGGCTCGTTCTCCCTGGATATCCCTTCTCATTCGTTTCACCCTGTTGCTATTCCGAACAGATGCTTCTGTAGTTTTCCCAATGATATAATCAATAATATGGCTCATGCAACCGACTTCATATTAAAACCAATCTTCTTGAATATTTCTTCGTTGGACAGATAAGTTTCTTTTTGGTTGAGTATCTTTTTTTTTGGTCGATCAGGTTGGTATCCATACCCACACCTACAACCCTTTTGAATATCAAATTTGTTTTTGGCAAACAAAGTAGCACCATAAGACTTGCATTTTTCATTTTTGCAATAGACTTTAAATTCACCCATTGGTGTCTTACCGAAAACCTGTTCAACAGTATGGATACTCTGTACTTTCTTTTCTTCTTTTGTAAAATCCCATTGGCTTACACACATCTTCCAATTTTTAATTTTTGACTTACCACGAAACCAACCAACTGATTCATAATGACTATAAAATTTTTCTGCATTCTTTTGTGGATCTGGAATGTTTTTTAATTTGAAAAATTCTACAACCATTTCCAGGTTTTTGGGCTTTGCCCTAAACTTATTTATTTTATTAATCTTATTATCTTTTATTATAGTAGTACCACCTACTGTGTCAGTCACTGTGTCACTTGGTGTGTCACTCCCTGTGTCAACTCCTGTGTCAACCTGGTTCTGATATTTGTCATAATTCAAGATTTTCACGAGGGTAAACCCATAATTAGTGTGTGTGTCAATCATTGTGTCAGCTTTTAGCCTATTTATGAATCGTATCACTGTATTTTTTGCCATACCCCATCTCTCACCTAATTTCCGATAGGACACTGGAAACTCACCTCTTTTGATTAAAACAATGCTATCTTTATAAGGTTTTTTAACATCTGAATAGTTCGCCATCATCAACATATCTACCCATGCCCTGAAGTATTTTGGATCATCCCAAACCCAATTTTTTCTTACCTGTTTTTGTAAACTAATCCAACCATTCATAATGGAAACTCCATGTATTTATAGAACCAGGTTCTGCCCTGTTCTTGATTATTCTTTGCTGTTGTTAATGCAAGATTTAAAAATTCTTCGTTGTTATAAGGGACATATGCAATAATATCTTTTGGCACATAATAAATAGCTATAACATCAATTTTAGAACCTTTGTATTGACCTAATCGTACCTCTACACTGGTATTTGATTTCTTACTTTTCCTGGTCTTCACCTGAACTCGTTTGAGAGTCCTTCCTGTATCTACAATCATGTCCACACCTTTATCGTCTACAACAGGTATATACACATCAAAACCATGCTCTGTAATAATGTGTTTAGCCACAGCTTGTTCGCCTAACCAACCTGTACGCTTGGTGTTTAATTTGATCTCACTCATTGGTTTTAAAATTGTATTGGAAGTTTTCCTGTTCGACATCGTGTAAAACATCTCGTAACTTTTCAGCACCAACACAATGATCGTAAGTTGGGAAAAAGTAATACCACCTTCCACCTTTGGTATTGACATAATAAAAGAATGCTACCCCTACCTTGCCTGTATTCTTTTTAAACTGTACATAGGCAGTAGACTCGCTTAATGGATGAATGCTTTTGACCTGAAAAGTTTCCTGCATAAAGTTTCTTTCTCGTTCAGGTCTACTGAAATTAAATGCAACCTTTTCTGCTGATTTCTTTAAGTCTAATGCAACCTGTTTTTTCATTCTATACCTGTCATAGTTATTACTGTCCTGGGATTCGCTGAATATTTCTTAATGGTTTTTAAATGACACACCTGGCTGTCATCTTTATAGTAGACACCATTCAAAGCATCCAGGACCAGCTTCACATAGTTATCTATGTCAGCCCTGGATATATGCCAGGTAGGTGCAGTATCTTTTAAAATATGAGAATACTTTCCTGTTCGATAATGTGCCTTTGGTCTATCGACATAGAACTCAAGTGTCATTGAGATCGGTCCATATACAGGAGATTTGGGAGCCGATTTTATAGCTTTTGCCAAAAAAAAGCGTTTATCAGCCTTTGAAGGATCGTATGTGTGTCCGTTCCTTAAATGTCTGTGTCGTTTAAGGGCAACTGGTGAGCCCTCTACAGTAAATTGTATCATGTTCTGGTATGTGGTTGCAGTTCATAATTAGTTCTTAAAAAATCTTTCCTGGATAATATCACAGGCTTTCGGTATTAAAATAATGCTTCCAATAATCAAGGCCATGCTGGAAGCAATAATCCATAAATTCAATGTCCATTCGTATATCATTGATCCCCCTGGTGTTTGCGACTAAACTCTGTAGCGTACTCGTCCAGTCTATCATATAATTGTTGAGCGTGTTTAACTCGATCCACATCTCGTTCTGATTTCCCTTTCGAAATAATACTTTTTAACCCAGCCATAATAAGAGACATATCTCCTGGTGATATTTGGTTCTTTTTCATTTGGACCATTTCCCCCTTTTTACAAGTAAGCTGATAATGGAATAATTGCCGAGATCCAAAAAGCTATCTTCAATAGACTCATTTTGAGGATCGGATTGGTTAATAAATAAATTCAATAATCTTTGTACTTTGTCATTAATACGAAACCATACTCCCTGAAGGCTGAAA